CAATCCAGAAAGCGAGCACAAGACGGCGGAGGCCCCTCACCTCGCGATCGTCAGCCGCGAGCTTGCAGAGAAGGCGATCGCCATCGCCTCCCGTGGCCCGTCGAAGGCGGCCGACGGGAAGGTTCAGATCAAGCGCCCGAAACGCATCCTCTCCGGCATGCTTCGTTGCTCGCATTGCGGTGGCGGCATGTCGATCCATGACCGCTACAAGAATGGCATCGGCATCCGCGTGAAATGCACGCGCCATATCGAAAGCCGCTCCTGCACCAACGACAAAAAGTACCGGCTCGACAAGATCGAGGACGCTGTGATTTCCGGTCTACGGCAGCAGCTGTCGAACCCTGCCCTGCTGGTCGAATATGTGAAGGCCTTCCGCGAGGAGATGCGCGAAGACGCCGCGAAGCTTGAGCGCGATCGCTCAAAGATCGAGCGCCGCGTAGCCGATCTCTCCGGCCGGCTGGAACGGCTTATCCAAGGCATGGCGCGGGGCATCCTGCCGATCGAGGCGATCGAAGCACAATATAAGCCGATCGAGGAAGAGCGCGATCGGCTTAAAGCGAAGCTGGCGCAGCAGCCGGCGCCGGCTGTGATTGAATTGCACCCGCAGGCCGTCGCGCATTATCGAAAGTCAGTGCAGCACTTGGCGCAGCGCTTGAACGATCTTGATGACCGTGCGGACGCCGAAACAGTCGCCGCATTCCGTGAGCTTGTCGATCGGGTGATCGTCCATGACCGGCCGGGGAAAATGGTGGAAGTCGAAGTCGTCGGCCACCTGTCATCCCTACTGGGAAGGCCTGCCGAAATCTTGGGGGGGAGAGTGGTAGCGGGAGAGCGTCCTAACGACACCCCCCAAGTTTCAATGTTCATGGCAGTCGCGTGACCCGCTATCCGGCAAGGAGTGCAGGGCGCTTATGGGTTGCAATCCGATGGGATTGCCCTCTACTTTCTCTGGATAACGCGTCTCGGTTCAGGGAATGGAAGATGAAGAGAACAATCGCGATATTTCTCGGATGTGCTGCTCTAGCGGCGGGAGGCCCGGCCCTAAGCGAGGACGTAACGGAAAGCACGGCGGCAGCGATCGCCCCCGCGCTTCAGCTTCAGTATTTCAAGGTGTACAGCGGAGCGTCATGCGTAGAACGAAAAGTCGATGAAAGATGGTATGTGAGGTGCGCCCCTTCCGGCATGGTCGGCGGGATTTGGGCTATTACAAGGGGCCCAACGCTCGTGCCGATGAACGGAAAGGCGAGGACGCACGCTGACGACATCGGCCCGGTGATCCTCGGCAGCGGCGAGACGGTTCCGGTTAAGGAATGGCGGGAAGTTTTCCCGAACGAGATACCTGACGTTGCCAACGTCATAAGGGCCTACGAATAGAGAAGCCCGAAAAAAGGCCCCCGCTTGCCGAAGCAAGCGGGGGCCTTTTCGTTCCTCGCGGATGAACTCGCCCCTGGCGCGAGAAACGCGCCAGGGGCCGCGCTGCAAGCCTGCCATCCAGCCGAGAACGGCTGGCGAGCGCAATGCGGTCTATGGGTAGAATTCCGTCACCGTCGTCCAGAACGGGTGACACCGGTGGGTCAGCTGAGCGAAGCTCCGGCCGCGCAACTCTGCTTCCGGCATGGAGATGATCCACGGGCCGGCCTGCTGCCGGCCGAGAGGTCTGTTCGGGCTACTGCTGTCCTGCTGGTCGCGCAGCAGGATCACCGGCACGCGGGAAAAGTTCTCCGGGCGCGTCCCAACGTACCAAGCCAGCCCGAGGTACTCGCAGTTTCGCAGCTTCGTGAAAGACGCTCGGATCTCCGTTCTGCCATCGGGCAGCGGCGTGAGAGAGACGATATCGAGCTTCGAGACGACCGGGTAATATTTCGTCTCGATCGCGGGGCCGGCGGCGTACATCGTGAAAACGAAGCTGAAGAAAATGACGATCGCGCACATCAGCTTGATCGCTGCGATCCCGGCGCGGATGAAAAGGGAGCGGCTATTTTGCCACAAGGACAAGCCCTCCCTTGAAGATGAAGTTGGCGAGGACGGTAATGAATGTCCCGCCGAACGCGGCAAGTATCCACCAACCGAGGCGGTTGATGCCGTTAAGGCGCTCCTCGATTTTCCCGAGACGCTCCTCAAGGTATTCGTCTTTGAGCTCATCTCTGACCCCCTTGATCGCTACCTCTTTCTTTAACTCGGCAATGCTCGTTGTGAATTCGGTTATCGTCTTCGCATGCGACTGAAGATCACGTTCAATCAGGTCGGTCCTATCGAGTGGCGTCATTGATCCCTTGCCCGCTTCGCGCGCCCTTCTGAACTCGTCCATAGAAATCGGCGCACCAATCAACCCGCTTGTTCTCATTATCACGCGTGATCTCCCATCGCCGCTGGGTGCCCCATACCGGCTCATCGAGCTTCGGCTCGACTGTCGGCATGGGATCGCTGCAATAGCTTGGGAAGTCGGGGATATTCGCCCCGGCCACCTGTCTTCCGATTGCTTCCGCCGCCCGATCGAGCCGTTTGACGTCAGCGCTCGTTGTGCAGCCGCTCAAGATCGTGCTGGCTCCAACGGCTGCTGTCAGGATCATTGTCTTGAGCAATTCTTTTCTCCAACGCCTGGCGCGCGGCGTCGGCTGCGACGCGGGCGGTGGCGGCTTGTTTTCGTGCTGCTTCGGCCATGGCCGCATTCTCTTCGGCCTGCCGCCGGAGTTCGCTGGCCTCAGCCTTTGCCGCGATCAGCTCGACGCGCTTGACGTAGCCCTCACGGGCCGCGTCAGCCGCCTTGGTGCGCTCGGCCGCGACGCGGCCGACGATCATCTCCCGAACGACCGGGATCCGATCAACGAACGGGATTTCGCGAATGAAGGGGATGCCCTCGTAATAGGCGAGCAGCCCCAAGACGACGCATCCGACGACGCCGATCTGACGCGCGACGGTGAAGATAATCCCCACCATCACAATTCACCGATGATCGGGTATTCAGGATCGAAATCGGGAATTTCGACCGTCTGCCCGGCAAGGGCATGGGTGCAATCGCCTAGAAACTGAACGCGGCCGTCCGTCACGAAGGAATGGCAGATTGCTGGCGGAGCGCCGTTTGCGCCGGCATCCGGGCCGTTGTAGGTCACCAGAACGGAAGGGGTGAAAGTGGGAAGGTTCGGATTTCCGTTGTATCCCCATCGCGGGCCGCTCCCCTCGCCGATGCGGACCACATGCGCCCCGTCGCAACCAGGGCACCAAAACATCAAGCCTTCCGGCACGCTGCGAAGCTTTTTCGAGATCGCAGCCATGGTCAAAGCCCCGAGACGCAAAGCTCGGCCTCGCCGATGCGGGTTGCGTCCCCGTTCTCTCGGCGATTGACAAGACCGTTGAGCACCCGGCCGCCGGCCTTGTTGAAGGCCGTAGCAGCCTCGCAGCTCTCGCGATACTTCCCGGCTTTCGCTAGGCGGACGGCCGTTGAATTGCAAGTCGCGCCGACGCCGACATTCCACGCGAGGGAAAGCATCGTGCCGCGCCAGGACAGCGGCCTCCTGTCCCAGTCGCCAACACACTTCGCGATGGGCGTCCGGTAGTCCTTCACGATCTTCGTCGCGAGGCGGCGGTTGCAACCGTCATGTGTCTCGACCATGCCGGGGCGGACGTTGTCCGTATCGCCGTCGCAGATCGTCCAGACGGGGGGCTTCGCGAGCGTGTCGTTGTACGCCTTCAGCGATCGCCCTTCCCATGGCTGAATAATCTTGACTGCGACCGCCACGTCATCCGGCACGGTGTAGCCGCCGAAGATGGTCGCATATCCACCGACCGAAATTGCCACGACGGCAGCTATCAGCGCCTTCGCGCGCGCCGTCGGTCGGATCCTGTTAATCGGCATCTGAAAGTCCCTTTTGCGCAACAAAGCGAGCGACGAAAGCCGCTGCGACGGTGAGGAAAGAAAGCGCCGCAAAGGCGCCGGCGGGGATCGGAAGGCTGCCTGCGAGGAAGGGAAGCGCGACCTCAAGCCCAGACAGGGCGGCGGCGAGAAGCATCAAGCGGACGCTGTACGCCCGGCGAAGGACGTCCCGCCAGTTTTCGACAAGTCTCATTTCTAGGGGCCCATAAACGAAAAAGGCCCGCCGAAATGGCGGGCCATGAGGAGGTTTGCGCTCACCGGCGGCGACGGCCGGTCAAGATTGCGATTTGCATAAATAGATATGTGGAATGGTCCACCTCAACTCCGAAAGGAACACGCATGCACTACCACTTCAACTATCACCTTCTCTCGACCCCAAGCCTCGTCCAAATTCACGATCATCTCTTCGAGAGCCTCATGCTCGACCTTTCGCGGGACGATCAAATCTGCGGGATACGCGTCTATCCGGATTTCGCGGTAGCACGAGACGAGATCGAAAGAGCCCTCACCGATCGCGGTGTAAGCTTCTACCCAATCTCGTGGTGGTAATCTGAAAAGCGCCAGCGAGACCCGCTGGCGCTTCTCAACCGAGTTCGGGATCTGCAGGTAGGGCGAAATCGTCGTCTCCGCCGCTGTCGCCGGCCGTCTTCTTCTTGCCGCGACTGTCCTTCCCGGCCTCGCCTTTCGGCTGCCCGAGTTCGAGCGTGGTCACGAAGCCGGAGCCACGCGAATAGGAGTGGGACACGCCCTCGATGCGGTATGAGCCGTCCACTCCCGGGCGGCAGCCGCTAACAATGCACACCCCCTCGGGCTGGGCGGCGATGTTGCCTTCGATCGTGACCGAGCCCTCGCCGCTCCGACGGTCGCTTTCGGCCGCATCCGAACCGGCCTGCTCTTTCGCGCGGTCTTGGTCGGCTTCAGCGTAAACGGCCGGCTTAATGGTCTGCCCGCCATCCGTGCCGGTGTCAGCGGTCTCCTTCTGCCATTTCGCAGCTTTGGGGTCATACCAGCGCGCGAGGGCCTGCTTCTCGACCGGCCGCCCGAGAATGGGTGTGATGTCGTAACTGTGCAGGTTTTGTCCCCACGCTGCCGTCACCGACGGCAACGCCTGGCCCCCGACGCTCTGACCGCTGTTTCGCTTAGCGAGGATAGCCTGGTCACCAACAATCTTGAATGTCCCGCCCACCTCGCGCGCCATGCGCTCGCCAAAGGCGACGAAACTCTCGTCGTCAAGGGCGATGTATGGCCGCTTGATCGACGCGAGCGAACTGTCCACCGACACGGAAAGGCCGGCGCTTTGGCCGGCCTTTTTCATGGCGTCTCCGATCGTCGTATCGTCGAAGTGCTGCCGCTGACCCTGTTTTGACTTGCCGCGCGTGTCCATGCCCTTAGCGCTGATCGACACGACACGGCCCTCGCTCCGGCTGCCCGATGCCCTGACCTCGTCCACCACGCCGACGAACACAACGCCGACGCCGGTGTTCTCCCATCCGAGCGCTATCTCAATTGGATCGCGCGGCTGCGGCATGACGAGCCGTCCGCCCGTGTCATCAAGGCGGATTGAGGCGCTGTCACTGCTTTGGCCGGCACGGTCATTGACAGAGATGTCTATCAAAATCGGGTTGAGCTTCGCGGAAATGTTCTGGCCAGCGACCTTAACGCGAAATGCCGCCTTCATCCGGATTGGCTCCAAAGTCTGATAGGGGTTATGTCCTCGTAGCCCTTGGGCAACGGGATCGGGACGGCCACAACGGTGCCAACAGGAATAAACTCGCCCGCGTCGGCAAGGCCTTGGTTCATGTCGTAGATACGTTCCGCCATACCGGTCATAGGCTTTTTGAAGCGGTTCCAGACCAAGCGAGAGACGGAAAGAAACCGGCCTGTCACCGTGATTTGCTCAATTGTTTCTGTCATCCGGCAAGCCTACTGACGATTGAGAAAAAGTCCTGAGACGCGGGTCCGGGAGATCGGCGCAATTCGATTGTGACCGATACCTTTCTCCCGATCCCGTCTCTCTCTAGGTTTGAAGAACGAACGGCCACGCTCATGACCGAGTACCAGCCCATCGCGCGCCCATCGCCTCGCATCAGGTATTGTGGTCGCCCGCTGACGCGCATTTGGGTCAAGACTTCGAGGCTGGTGAGGGCGGCATCGCCGTCCCTCTCCGAAGGCCAGATTTTACCATCTAGCCGCAGCTCGTTCGCGCCTTCGCCGACATATTCCGCCGGTTGCTCCGCGCCTGCGATGGGCTTTATAGCGAAATCTGTCCCGCCAAGTTCATCAACGTTCTCAACGTTGAACGGCCAGACCTCGATTTTAAGAGGGCCAAGCATATACAGCATTATGGACGAGCTCCCATATCGGCATGCGATCCCCGCAACAGATCGCGGAGCGCATTCTCGACAGCGCGACGAACCTCTTTCCCGGCCGCGACCGGGTCAGTTGACTTGATGTTGAACGGGCCAATCTGCCTGATCGAAGCGCCGCCTCCCGCCTGGCTGAGAGGGGTGATCGTCCCGCCCGTGCCAGGAGTAAAGATTTCGGGCTCATTCTCACCGACGAGGAAGGAGCCGCCGGACCAGACCGAACCGCCCTTCGCGCGATGCCCCGTCACATTCCCCATCGCGTCAACGGTCGGCTCGCTGCCGCCGGCGTCGCCGCCGCCCCATGTCACGGCGCTCTTGATCGCCGCACCCATGGCGACGGCCTTGTCGTAGGCGGCTGAGAGAACCCCGATCAGGCTGTTGATCGCGTCGATGACGCTGCGGATGGCGCCGCCAACGGCCCCGCCGAGCGTTTCACCCCATGATTTCCATTCTGCATTGGTCGCCTGAAGCGGACCGAGCAGGCCGGAAATCGAGGAGAGGATCTCCCCGGAGAACCTGGCGATCGGCTCGATGACGCCCTTCACCGGTTCCAGCGCGGCCATGAAGCCGCTCCCTACCCCTTGGAAGAACGCAACGAGGCCGTCCCAGTTGTTGTAGATAAGCGTCCCGGCCGCAGCGATGGCGGCCAGGACAGCCCCCACGCCGGTGAACATCAGCGCGCCGCGCAGCAGCACGGCCGCGCCTCTGACCAGCCGAAGCGGGCTGAGGAGGCCCATGACTGCGGTCCCCATGCTCTTGAAGGCGATAGCCGCCGCGCCACCGGGTCCGAGGATGGCAGCAGAAGCGGCAAAGCCAACGAGCGCGCGGCGAGCGCCAGCCAAGCTGGCGATGATCGGAGCGATAGCCAAAGCCTTCAGGCCTCGACCGGCCGCCATGGCGGCGACGCCGACGGTATTGAAGCCGAAGGCCATCATCGACAGCGCGCCGCCTCGGCCGATAAGGCCGAGGAACTTGAGGCTCACAGCCGCGATGCGGAAACCGACCAAGGCGCCAGTCGCCGCGATCACCGTCCGAACAAGCTCTGGGTTGGCTTCAGCCCAATTCGAGAACTTCATTGCGATCTCGCCGAGCGGGATCAACATTTGGTTCATCGCAGGCAGCAACGCGCCACCAATCACGAGGGCGATGTCGCCGAGTTGCGACTTGAAGCGCTGCAGCTTGTATGCCGACGTTGCCGAGCGCTTTTCGAATTCTTTGCCAACGCTGTTGAGATACTTCTGCTCGTCAGCCGTCAGCGCGAGAGCCTTTCGAAGCTGCTCGACATCGCCGAGAAGCGGCGCCAGCGCGCGGGCTTCGTCGCCGAAGAGGTCCGACATGACCGCCGCACGCATATGCTCGGGGAGCTGGCCGATCTTTTCGATGACCTTAATCGTGGTGCCGACCGCATCCTTCTGCATCGCCTTGGCGACTTTTTTCGAGTTCAGCCCCAGCGTCGCGAAGGCCTTGAGCTGGGACTTCGACGCGCTCGCGCCGCGCGTAAGAGCCTTGCCCATGTTGCGGAACGAGGTCGCGGCAACATCTGCCTCGGCGCCAGCCGAGATCATGGCCGCGCCGAAAGCGAGGGTCTCTTCCTTCGTGTATCCGAAGAACTCGCCCTGCGCAGCCACTCTCTTCGTAAAGTCGATGAGGTCTCGCGAACTCGCCGCCGTGGCGTCCGACACATAGTTGACGGCGTCGGCATAGGCGGCGGTCTGCTCATTTGTCAGCCCGAGGGCCGTCCGGATCTTCGCCAGCGCCTCGCCGGCTTCGGCACCGCTCATCTCCCACGCGACGGCAGCCTTGGCAACCATGCGCGTGAAGTCGAAAAGGTCTTGGTCCGGGACGCCGGCTTGCGCGGCCGCAGCTGAGAGCGCTGCCAGGTCATCGACCGCCATCGGGATTTCCGTTACCGCCAGCTTGCGAAGACGCTTGCCGTATTCATGAAGGCCAGCGGCATCAAAGCCGGAGACCTTGCCGATATCGGCCATCGCGCTTTCGAACTTCATTGCCGCGTTGATAGGGGCGCCGATTGCACTCTTCAGGGCATAGAAGCCGGCGACCGCGTCAACGAGGCCGGCACGGGCGCTGTCGAGCGCGGCATTATTGCGGGCAATAGCGGTGCTCAGCCGCTCCCCGAAATTCCCCTTCGCGGCTTTGTCGAGGCCGAGCAGCGCACGGCCGACGCCCTTCGCCGGCCCCGTCACCTGGTCGATCAGACGGACAACAAGGGAAGAAGTTAGCGTGGTTGCGCCCATAGCATCGAAGAGCGCTTGATGCGCTCTGCCTCCTTATGCATCCGCATGAGCAGCGAAATGCGGGTTGATCTTACAATGGGGAAAGGCGTGTGCAGGACGGCGGAGACCTCGGCCGTCACGCGGTCGAGGCCGCCCTTCGAGCGAAGCCAACGAATGATCGTTACGAGCGTTAGGCGCCCTCCGTTCCCGCGCCCTCCAACAAAGGGGAGGCAGCCTCCCCGAGAGCGCGGATGTCTCGCGCGTGGAACTTGCGAACGGTGTCGATCGGGATGCCCGAAAGCGCCGCGATGATGCCGAGCACCTGGCTCACCCGCATCGGTTTGCCCGGATCGAGGTTCAGATTGTCAATCGCTTCGAGCGCCTCTCCATCGGGCTCCCGAAACGTCACGGAAGCGAGCGTCTGCCCTTCCGTGGGGACGGGATAGAGGAGCGGATGGGTAAATTCTTCCCACTTCGGCGTGCCGGCGGCGGCCGGCTGAGACTGGTTTTCCATGTCGGCGGTTCCTGTGATTTTTCGGCGGTGAAAAACAAAGCGGCCCCCGCCTCGCAGGGGAAGGAGGGGGCCGTTGGTCGCGTCTGCCCGAAGTCGAGTTAGGCCGCGCCCGGGATGCGGAGGATCCTGTTAGTGGTGGCGTTTTGATCCACGCCGTCAACACGCCAGAGGTTCGTGAAGAAGTCCCACGCGATCTTCTCGCGATTGTCGAACCAAAGCTCGTAATGCACGATGCTATTCATCGCGTATTCGTGACCCTGCATCTCGCCGCGCTGGAAGGCATCGGGGGCAATCCGGCCGAGGCGAGCCTCGACAATCGCCTTCGCTTCGATTTCCCGGCCACTGCGCTGGTCAGTAATCACGCCATAAGCTGTGAACTTGTTGCGGTAGCGGGTCGAGAGCCCGAATTCAGAAAGGAGGTCGGGGTCGAAGCCAGCCAGGTTGAACGTCGCTTCGAGCTTCTCGACGCCGACGGCAAACTCGGTTCCGACGAGGCCGCCGCCCGGGTTGTGGTCGGCGAAGGTCTCCTGCAGGTCGGGGAGCTTCAATTCGGTGAGCGTAAGGTGCTTGCTCTTGCTCGGATCGTGGTCGCCGACGAACAAGTTCGCGGCCGTCATCAGGTAAACGGTGGACATCAATAGGTTTCCTTTGCCCTGATAGCCTGCCGCTTAGGCCGCTACATCCATGTTGGTGAGGAGATCGTCGAGGAGCGTGTCGAGCGCCGGCCGATAACGGGCCGAGCGCAGCCCGAGGTACCGGAGAACCGGCGCCTCTTCGGCCATGAAGGTGAGCTTGAACCGGCCGAGACGAAGGTTCTCGGGGCTATTCTGATCGCGCTCGAAGGTGACCTTGTAATCGAGGATGTGACCATCGGCCTTAAGATCGCGAAGAATGCCATCAGCCGTGTTCAAGACAGCTTGGATCGTCTGGCCAGTCAGGTTGAACCGGCCGAGATAAGTCCGCAGCGTCTTGAGGAAGGTCAAATGGATGAAGTCGCGACCGCGCGTAACGTTGTAGAAGCGCCACAGCTCATCGTCGCCCGCGTTGTCGGTGCCGATGAACACGAAGCCGCCTGACGAGATCGCGCTTTCGACCCCGGCCTCGCCACGCACAATGATGCCGCCGTTGTTTTCGAGGATCATCTGACCTTCGGTCGCACCGTCGGTCAGGGAGAAATCGATGTCGCGGTTCGGCCCTGCGATCCCATAGACCGGCTGGTTTGCCCACGAATGGAAAGGCTTGCCGCCCTTCTCGTGATCACGTCGAACGCCGATGCCGAGTGCGCAATAAACACCGTCGATGTCGGAAGCCGGCGAGCCCGCCTGCGCCCAAGTCTCGACCGGGATTAGCCGCGTACTGTTAAGGGTCTCGCGCCAATCGTTATATGCCTCAAGGCTCGAATGCGGGCCACTCACGACGGCATGGGCAACGAGAGGATTGAGAACAGACGGCAGTTCGGCGCAGACCAAGTTCGCCAGATCGGCGATTGCAGCCGTGGCGGCCGCCCCGGTGCCGGCGCCGCCGGTAAAGGCCACGGTGGGAGCGCTCGTGTAGCCGCTGCCCGGATCGGTGATCGTCACTCCGAC